ATTAATAATTATGTACACTTACATTTTTGCCCTCACATACAGGACATACTTTAGGATTCTGTTTTTTTGGTACGTTACTAAAATAATAAACTTGTCTTGGTCGTGCAAATTGATTGATCTCATAAGCTCTGTCGCATTTCTTACAATATCTTAACATATTATTACCCCACTTTGATTTCTTCTTTTTCTGCCATGAGAGATTAGAACCGTTCTTTTCAAACGGTAGCCACCATGCTCCGTACGTAAATTCTTTCCAAATATCACATTCACTTTTCTTCATAACACCTTTCACATACTTTTCTTTTTTCTTCATTGTTTATAAAACCGTAAAACGATAAATCTTTTCTTGTATAATATTCATAGTAATTTTCTTTCTTGCTGCCACTATAACCAGTTTTCGTATATAACTGATCGCATACCTTGCAATAGTACAATGAACTGCAAATTATATCTCTTGAGTTAATACCAGTTCTACGAGTTTCGCTCTTTTTGTGATAGTTGTTGATTAATTTAACATACCACCAATTATATTCATCTTCCTTAAAGTTGCTCAACAATTATCATCCTCAATACTCGCCCATAATAGCATCATATAGACGATAATATCAGAAATCCGACCTTGTATAGCTTCTCGTTGTTCAACACCGTTTTCGATGTAATTCAGGACACCATCTAAATGCTTACGAAGATAACACCAAATTACTTGCTTTCTGTTTATATTTATATCTTCAGCAACTCGATCAAAATTAGCAAATATATTGTTTTGGTCATTAGCATATTCTCTTTGACCACTATTACGCATCTTCTCTACGCTTGGGATAATTACTTTGTCGTATAATTCTTTAAATTCTTTGGTAGTCATTCTACTCCATAAAAAAACAGGACAACCAAATTAATGACTGTCCTGCTATCCGTTCACTATTCAAAGGTAACTACTGGTTATCAATCGCTACAAGTTCAACGTATATTGATTCCATAATGTCATCGTCATTCTCAAGGATATCAACTATATGCTCATCGCTGAAATTTTCTTGAAACCATAGTACCTTCTCATCATTAGTCATACTATCCCACTTATCTACAGCTCTATCTAATTTTTCTGCATCTTCTTCTATTTTAAGAAATTTATAATCAGCAGAATCAGGCATATTGTAACTCATTAAAATGGAATCTCATCAGTTACATTACTTGATGTGGCTGTTAATTTATTTTCAATGGCTGTAACACGAGCATTTAAAGAATTAATCTTCGCCATTACATCATTAGAATTATCAACAGGCTCTGCACCAAATACATTTTTAATCGCTTCTTTCATACCACCCATACCATTTGATTTAATGCTGATATTGTAATTCGGTCTGCCGTTAGAATCCTTAACACAATGAAATGTCATTGTATCACCATCTTTTGCTCCTGAATCAATCATCATCTTCACAAACATTCCTGTAGTATCAAGCATAATATCATTTTTACACTTAATGCGATACCTTGTTGATTTATGACCTTGCCAATCTGCTTCATATTTTTGTGCAGTAGCACTCTCTAACACAACCGTCATAGGCTCTGTTACTTTAGCTGGTTTTACCCAGTTGGTCGTAGTCTGACCATTCATTATAGACTCCTTGTATTTTATTTAATGAAAAAACTGTTGGATATTCTTTACTGAAATACGGTTTAGGCATTTCACCGTTCTTACCATATTTCCAAGCGTAAAGCTCTAAAACATCTTTTGCTAACTTAGGATTATATTTAAATTCTTTTAGCTTATAGGTAGGCTTTTTCTTCCAAGTATTACCAATATATAAAGCACCTATCTTCTTGATTTTCTTTTTATATATCTTTTCAAACAATCGTTTATAAAAAGTTAATTGTAATTCAACTTCAGGATTCTCTCGCCCTGTTTTAAAATCAATCAACCATCTTTCAAACTTTCCGGTCTTTGGATTCTTTCTTTTACAAATTAAATCAGCAGTACCACTAAAGGGTAAATCCTTATCCCATAATTGTAACTCCAATGCTTCTGCTTTAATCTCATTTTCGTGAAAGAATTGTAAACCACCCATTACACACTTAGATACCTTTTTTATGTCATTCTTATGAATCTTATAATAATTATTCTCATTAAAATCTTTGATAATAGGCTCAATCTCTAAAGTCAAATTAGGCTCTTGTAACATATATTCTAATGCTATGTGAACAACTGTACCAATAGATGCTTTGTTATTAGCGTAATCCATAGCATCCTGATAACTCTTTGAATCACCCAACCATCTATCGAACTGTTCTCCTTTAGCCACAATATTTAGTATAGTCGTAACCGAAGGGTGGTATATCTTGTGGTTTCCATCATTATTGGAATAGAAACGACCGTTTACACAATCGTGTCTTTCTAGTGGTATATTATTTTCTATCATAATCTTTCAATAGGAAACGGAGGAGAGGAACAATGAAAAATAGAAAAAAAACCTCCCCTCCTTGTTTTACTAAAATCCTTTATATCTCATGTGTAAACTTTGTACTTGTTCATTGGCTAAATCAACTTGTTTCTCTGCTGTTTTTAATTTAGCTTTCAATTCGTTATTCTCAACGATTAAATCACTAACGTATCTTAAAACAACCTTTGTTGCTTTTTGCAAATTAGCCATATCATCCATGACATCTTTTACTAATGTATCTTCGTTCATCAATTATCTTTCTTAAATAAGAAGCGTACACTCTCTTTTCGAAACATCTTCTTCATCTTATTAATATATTTGACTTGAGGGTAATTATTACCATTCGCCCAATTACTAATTGTTATCTCGCTGACACCCAACTGATCTGCTAACCATCTCTGTTTTATGCCACGACTTCTTAAAAACTCTTTAAATATTTGTTTGTTTTCCATACACCTAATTTAAAGTTTTTTTAAAATAAGTCAATAGATTTTTTTAATTTTTCTTAAAAACAAAAAACCCTCTAAATAAATAGAGGGTTTTCTTTCCACAAGAATAGAAATCTAGTTAGACCATTACCAAACTTCTATTATATTTAAACTAACATCATAAACTCTGTGAGCTACTTGCGTAAATACTACGCTGTCTTGATTAACTCTACAAATCGCATATTCCTCGACATTATGATCGGGTTGAAATATAAAAGGTAGCATAAAATTGTTAGTACCCGAAACAACTTTTGTCAAGAAATCATCTTTGATTCTAAATGATTGTAAAGTGTCTGTTCTAGGATTTATTGGATTATCATCAATAAATTCGCTAAATCTCTCAAATATCCCACGATTATTGCCATTTGAGTCTAGCTCATTAAAAAATTGGGGCATTAACTTTGTATCGCTGATAAATGAAAATTTTAAATTCCAACTGCGTCTAGTTGGATAAGCAACATCATTTGGTGATGCTTTCCATTGAGGATAAACACCCCATTTTGGTGGTTGATTCCATCCTTTGTTAGTAAGAGTTGCACCACCTTTAGTAGTCTGTACTTTTAGCGATTCATTACTGAAAGTTTGCGTTAATTCAAGGTTAGGAGACTGTGGCATAAGAAATGACCAGCCTGCACTAAAATCACCTATTGGGGTGCTGGTTACATCACTAAAAACTCCATTATTACCTATGCCTCTAAAATGAACGGTAAATCTGTTTACATCTAAACTTTTATCTAAATCTTTTTCATGTTTAAACCAACCATCACTTGCAATAGAGCCCTGAAATAAATAATCTCTAATCTCTGCTGGGTTAATATCACTTACAATAAAAACCTCAGTAATCAAATTATCTGTAGCTAGTCTATGACCTAAAATAAAAAAATAATTAATAGAATTTAAATATCTTCGACCATATAAATTACTCCCTGTGTTTTTAAATCTTATGTGATTAAATTGCCTATGGAAAAGATAATCAGGAGCAGGGTCTGTACCTAACTCAATATTTCTTGTATTTACAGGATTTAAAAAAAATCTATTAGAACCTTCATTATGATTACCACTATAATCTAAATGCCCTAATTGTCTTGCTAACATTACTGCATCAATATAAAATTTAGGTCTGCCAACTGAATTATAGCTCATTAATAACCTCCTCTACTAGATGTCGAGCCTGTAATTGACCTTCTAACGCCATTTCTTGCCTTAGATGATGTCTTAGTACCACCTATTGATTTTCGTTTGCGTGGCACTTTACCAACCACGTAAGTTCCTTTATATTTCTCAGGCTCTCCAGCATTATCCCAATTTGAGTCTATAAGCTCATAAAAATCTACATTAGTAGCTTTAACAGTTACAACCTCATTGTTTATTTTAGCACTTGTAATCTTAAAATCACCATTATAATCAAACAACTTATTTAAATTTTTTGGTTGTTCAATAAATCCAATATGTATTTGATTGTTACCTTCAATAAACATATTATTCCTATTAATGTTTTTTAAAATAACTCTATCACCACCCAAAAAAGAGCTGATTGTCATAAATTTATGTTTTAATAAAACGCTACCTTTATAATGTATTACTATTGATGATATTCTTTCTTTTGTGTAATCAACAAAACATTCACCATTTCCATAAGTTATCATAATTAATTACCCAATATAATATTTACTAAATTTAAAATATCAAGAATATTTATTATTCCATCATTATTAATATCATATAATTCCAAATCTTGTTGTGTTGGACTAGACTCACCTAAAATAAAATTTACTAAAATAACAATATCTGATACATTATAAGCCTGTTCTTCCTCATCTACATTTCCATAATTAAAATTTACTGTATCTTGTGCTATTGTATAATCAAGTATTGCATCTGCATCACCTGTAAAAATATTTTGACCATTATATTGTGAAAAACTACGAGCAATTACACTTACTTGTAGTCTTGAATTAACAGGAATATCTTGCTCGACAAAATCTATTGTATGTGTGTATGTATCTTGACCTTCTACAGCACTAATTAAATTATTTTCATTAGTATAAACATTTTCAAGCTGTGTATCACCATTTTCATCATTATATGATCTTACTAAACTAACTATGTAAGAGCCACCTAAATAATTTGGTGGTAATTGGCTGTGATTTAATAAATTTGGAGATTTATTCCAAGTTAGATTAAGAACAGGTGAAGTTTCTACTGTTATCATACCACCAGCAGTATTATTTGAAAAATAACTGTTACGATTTGGATCAGGAATAAGATTAATTCCATTTCTTCTTATTTCAATAGTAGATATTTCAAAAGAATTATCATTATTATTCGAATTTCCTGCTCCTTGTTTTATAACAAAAAAACCATTATTTATATCAACATTATTAGAAGCATTAAAACTACCACTAAATTCATTAAAATCAGTAGAAAGGTTATGAGTATTACCTGTATTATAATTAAAACCTATCTTTAAACCTATGGAAAAATTATTATTATTTACTCTTCTTGCAATCACAGTATAATCATAAGATCCGTATTCGATGGGTATTAAATTTCCATCTAAATCTCTTGGGTATATTTTTATAAATTTAGAAAAATCAAATTGTGGTTGTCTTATAATTATTGATTGATTACCACCTTCTATTATAAAATTTCCTACATTTTGGCTGTTATTATTCCAAACCCAATCACTATCATTAAATTCAGGCTGATTTACTTCCTCAATAGATTGTAACGGTATTACCTCATCCTCAGTTGGAGTTGTAATCTGTGGTGATAGTAAAGGCTCTTGAAGAAAACATAGAGTATTATCAGCAATATCAACATTAGAATTGTAATTTAAAGCGTTAGGATCTCCACAAGCAATTACAGGTTGATTTACAGTCCATGTACCTGTGCAATCTGATTCTGTAACACCAAATTCAGGAATACCATTAATAGTACACCAACCGACTTGTTCTTCAACTATCTCATTACCACATAAATCTTGATTATGACTAAAAATCAATGAATTATCAGTAACATCAACAGGATTTAAATTTCCATCTAAATATGAATTTTCAAAATCAGGTAAAAGACACGCTTCTATGACACTTGGAGGTGGATCAACTGGTGGCTCTGTGTCATCTATTATATCTTCTATTTCATCATCTATTTCATCTTCAATTTCATCGACACCTACATCATCAGGAGTAAAATCAAACTCATGTAATTGATATAATTTAACCTCTACTTTATCTAATGATTTTTTTATTTGTTCAACAAAAAAGAATTTATAAATAGTTTGACCATTACGAATATAACTTGGTTGATTTTCATGTATTAGAGCGTAATCTTCTCCAAATATTTTACGACCTTGTATAAGTTTATCTAATCTTACTATATCGCCTAATTCAAGAGTTATATAATTTAAAGGTAGTGTAAGAGTTATTAAGTTGTGCTGATTAGCGTGTAATCCACACAAATATCTTGCTAAATTAAATGCAGTAGCTTCATCTCTGATATATTTAGACTCAAATATTAACTCTTGATCGAAATCTTCACCAAAATAATTCTCATTAGAGCCTGTTAAATAATCAGAATCTAAACCACTATTTGTTGGAGTAACATCACCTGTTTCTCTTGTAAAATCTTTAATACCATAGTCATAATGATATTTAACATTTACACGAGTGTAAACTTTTTCTATTTTGGTACGATCATATTTATAATTAATTACATCGTCTGGATTTATAGATTTGGTTTCATTAAAACTGTAAGATTTATTTATACTCTTTAATTTAAATTGACCGTCTTTGAAGTATGGGTATAAGCTAGTGCTTTGACTTATTTCTTCGATCAATTTCTTGCTGTTTATTTTTTTATCAATCGTAAAAGAATATGATCCTAGACTTGTGTAATCAATACCCCCTACTACTTGATTAAAATTTAATTCAGATAAGATTTCTGTAAATACACTAGGTGCTGATGGTGTTGAGCTACCCCTACCAATGGCATGAACAAAATAATGTTTTTTAAGAGGCTCACCAATATCAGCAATAAATGTAGTATCTATTTCTCTAATTCTTGCTACAAGTTCTGATGTATATGTTTCGCCACTTGGTAATAATGCTGTTTGTGGCAATTTAGCAAAAAATACTAATTCAAATATTTGTTCATTAGCGAAACAACCTATAGCTGCTGAACTTGCTTGGAATGATGTATCTTTAAACCCAATATCTACATTAAATTGATCTAAAGATGCTTCACCTTGACCTAATTCAGTACCTACCTCAGTTTCATTAAATATAATCAAATCTGAGTAATTTTGAAGTGATGATGGATGAGATTCTAAGTTATTAGGAAAAAATGAGACATTATTTAAACTACCTGCATTACTACCACCAGCAATAATGTAATTTTCATTATCAGCATTGTTAATAAAATTACTACCTTCATCAGAAAGTCCATTAAATGGAATTGGAAATCTTTTGTTATTTATGGCAATTTCAGGAATACCATTTGCTATAGTATCTTTTGCCTTAACTATAGGTATAATCATTCGATAATATCTAAAGAATGATAGTGTGATTGGATTAAAATCACCATCTATACCTCCAGCTTCATCAGATGTAGTGAATTGAGCATCCTGAACTAATACATAGCTTGAATTGTCGTTATCTATAGTGTCTTGAGGATTACCATCTCTATCTATAATATCTGTAGCATCAACAATGTTTTCTACCTGATTATCATTGTATAAATTAGGACTTGCAGATTTAGCAAATCTTCTTACTTGTATTCCATCTTTTCTTAATAATTTTGTATTTTTTAATTCTAAATAACCAAGATTACTAACATCAATATATTGCTGCTCTTGTATATATGGAAATTCTTCTTCGGTTAAAATTTCACTTATATCATGCAATACATTACTATAAGTAGAATCATCATCATATATATATAATGGTGTTTTTATTTTAAAAAAAATATCATCTACTGTAATACCTGATAAATCAGTAGCATCTCCTACATCAAATATAATTTTTTTACTATCTAAAACACATGGACTTCTATCAACTTCACCAAAAACCATTGGTATAGGTTTGTTTCTATATTTTTCTAATATAGATTCATTGTCACTCATTTCAACTAATGGTATTTCTGTTTGTAAATTTTTTTGTGATAAATCCTCACAATTTAAAGACACAGTATCTTCATTCTGATTAAATGAACGAACAATAAAAGTACCAGCTTTATATAAATCTGCATCTTCTTTTGTCGTTCCTTGACTATCACCAAAAAATGTAAATTCTTTAGAACCCATACTTGCATAATAAATATTAACTTCTTTATTCATTAATGTATTTAGGCTGTCGGAGAATCGAACACCATCATGCTCATAATCGCTTATATTTAGCGTTACAGACGAGATTTTATACTTTCTTCGCTCTATGTCTAAAGATTCAGAAATAGACGGTATATTCATTAAAATTGGTTTATAATATTCACCGTCAAAATTTATATTTTGAGTCGATATTCGAATATTATCGCCAATGGTAACTAACACATAATTTGTGAGATGTTTACTTTTTATATCATCAAGAAATGCCAAAGTCTGCACCTCGTCTTACTGCTTCTCTGATGGATTCTGCTAATTCATTTTCAACGAAATCAGGACTAATCATACCACCGTTAATGTTTATATTTATAGAACCACCTCCTGATGATTGACCTTGATTCATTCTGTTCAAATTCTCAACACCAATAGCAGATACAGCATTTCTGCTCATAACAAACTCACCTCGTTCTGCTTCTATCATAGTACCACCTTGTGAGTGCCTTCTTCCACCTACTAGACCACCTTGTTCGAAAATTGGTGTTCCTGCTGCTTTTGTTATTTGTTGAGCTTGTGCAATACCTTGACCAATAGCTACGGCATAAGCTATTTGTGGAAAAGGTGGTGGTAATGTTTTAGAAACCAAAGCAAACTGAGATTGTGCAGCAGAATAAGCATCTACAAGACCAGCAGCAGCCTGTATCCTTGCAACGTGCTTCATGTTTTTTTGATTTATCCCTAAAAGCTGTGCTGTAGTTGATAAAGTTTGTGAAATTAATCTAGTTTTTGCTTTTTCTTTTTGTTTTCTTTCCTTTTCATCAAAATGTGTATTAATATCAAGCAAGACTTGTCTAAGAGCAGTTTCATCTTCTATTGTGGCATTTGCAGCTTCAATTAAAATTGATCTTTCTAATTCGTTATTTTCAATTAATGTTTTCTGTCTTTTTAGAAAAAAATCTGATAAAAGAGTTTCTTGTGCTTCATCAAAACCAAAGTTTCCTACTTTTGTAACTGAAACACCATCAAGAGGCTCTCTTAGCTTATCTAAAGCTGCTGTTATCGCATCAATAGATTGAGGTGTTGTAATAAACTCTTTATCACCAATTTTAAAATCCTTTGCACTTCCCATAACATTAATAAGAATAGATTCTAACTGCTGAACCGTTGGATTTAATGCTAAGAATGTTTCAGCTTGTTCTTCTACCCTTCTATTAAATTCTTTGGTTTGATTATTAGGAATTGCTTTTCTTAAGTTTTTAAATGAAGATTCAAGTGATTTATTAGATTTAGCTAAATCTTCTTGTCTATCATCATCATCAAAAACATTAAAATAATCTAACAATGCACCTGTTGCTAACCCTGCACTCACAGCTAAAGCTCCAAATCCAGTTTTAATAAGTGCTTTTGAAAATCCTACAGTTTTTATTGTCGCTATAGTAATAGCTGCTTGATATAATCCAACTACCGTAACTACAGAAGCAAACCCTGCACTATAAGATTTAATTTCCTCAACATCAATAGAATCCATAAATTTTGTTAAACTTTCAACTGCAAGAATTACTACAGGTGTAAGACCTTCACCTATTTGTGCTTGTAAATTTTCAAAAGAAACAGAAAGTTGATCTAGTTTTGCATTAGTAGATAATACTTCTTCACCTGATTGTTTTACTAAATCATTTGCTATTGCTACAGCCTTGTTTACAAAAGCTTGTTTCTTTTCTTGATCTGTTAAAGCACTTGCAGTTTTTCCTAATGTTGCTGCGTATTCTTCATAGGACTGATTTGTATCGAAAACAATACCTAAGTTATCTAACATAAGTTTAGATTGCCGACCTAATCCAGTTACTAACGATTCAATACTTTCACTTGCTGTTCTACCTAATGCTTGTCCTAATCTCTGTGCAACATCAAACATTTCTGCCATTTGATCCGATGATTCAAAGATACCAAGCAACATAGCATTGTTTGCTTGTTGCATAAGATTAGTTTTTCTAACAGTACCATCTACAGCTTCATTCAGCTTGTTAAATGTATCAGAACTGAACCCAGCAGCATCAGATAGATTATTAAAAGCACGACCCATATCCTCAATATTAGCATTAGTTCTTACTAAGCTATTAACGACCTGAGATGCTTGATTTGTAGCAAAAGCAAAAAGTAATAATTTTGCACGAGCTGATGTTAAAATATTACCAAAACCTAAAAAAGATGAACCTAGAATATTTGTATTGTTTCTTAAATTTAGTTGATCGCCATCAAGTTTTTTTAATTCTTTTCTATACTTTAATGATTGACCTGATAATTTCTTAGTTTCAACATTTAATGCTTTAATAGCAGATATTAGTTTATCGCTATCTTTTTCTTCAAACTTTACTCTTATTTTGCCTTCTGCCATCTATCTGTGCCTTTTCTTTTTGAGCAAATGCCTGTTTGAGGATAAAATACTGTTGCAACCATTTATATGGTTGATCTCCGTAAGAACCGTTATATGCTTGTGTGCCTGTTTCATTACAATAAATATATCTTTGTATTACCTTTTGATCTTCTGCGTTTAATATTTTATTAGGACAGCAAAAAAAGGGGAGTTGTTTAGCAACACTAAGTGCGACATCAAAACTCTTTCCCCTTCTATTCCATTCTTCTGCTTCATTTATAAGTTGTTCAATAACATCATCTATATCTTCTTTAGATTTAAATGTTTTGCTCCCTTGTCCTGATATGGGTGGAGTTGCCTGATAGGGAAACTCGTGATAATTACAACCATTACAAACCGTTGATAAATGAACATTTATCGCCAGTTTGACACTAGCTACTCCCCCACAGTATTGTGAGCCTTGACCATAGATACTAATTCTATTTTCTCGGCTTCTGTAAGTCCTTTTATAAACTTATCATCAGAACCTTCAACACCTCGCCTAATCCATGCAGTATTAGATTTATTTAATCCATAGATCGAAATACCACCATCAGGCTCTTGACAGATGTGCTGTAGGTCGTTACAATAATCCATATCATCAATAGACATATCTTTTAATGTTACTTCTTTTTTTGTGCTTAAAGTTTTCTTCATTAGCAAGATACCACAACTAATGATGTTGAACTATTTACTGCTGTTCCTACTGCTTTTATAGATAAATCAAGCATCATAATATCTCCTTCGTTAAAAGAAACATTTGTTAATACTGACTCAGGCATATGTATTCCAAATGTACCATCTGATAAAGTGTCATCATTATTTAACAAGGTAGTTCCTGTATCTGATCCTGAAGTTTGATTGTTAAAAACTTCAAACATATTTTCTGTCTTGTCATCATATTTTACAGAAGCATCTAAAGTTGCAGAAAACTCCCCTGCTCTAACGACTACCTCATATCCTGCTGATGTACCACCTGCAAACGAAGCTGGGTTATCAAGTGTTAAAGAAAAGCTATTCATAACTAATTCATTAACACCCACTAATTGTCGATAAACAGGATCACTCCAATCTGTCATAACGTAATTTTCTGTTCCTGTGTATGCAGTAGCTATTGCTGTAGCTGCATCAGTCAAGTCATCAACAACTGAACCTGTCTGTAAGGTTGCAGAAAACTTTATTCTACCACCTTCTGTACCCATATCTCCGTTTAAAGTTAAATTAGTAACAACGCAATCTTTAAAAGCTAAATTAGAATTTTCTGTACCTGTATGTGGTGAAATAATAATAACAGATAATAAAGTTCCTGCTTGTGATGTTGCACCAGTTCCGACAGACTGAGTTCCTGCATTTGATGCAAAATTATAAACACCACTTGCAGAACCTTCTGCTTCTCCTATTATATTCTCTAATAATAAATCAAGAGCATTTGTAGTAGCTGTGCCTGAGATTGATATTTCTTTTACAGATGTAGTTACTGATTGAAAAAAATCTGCCTGTTGCAAAACTCTACTTCCTGTCTTTACGTCTAATGATTGAACAGGGTTAAGTGAAGGGCTACCAACAGAATCCACATCAAGAGTATGATATGTTCCTGCTCCTTGTATAGTACCAAACGCATCTTGCTCTGCTATTGCAATTTTAAATTGCTTTGGAGAAAATGCTACTGTTGAAATTGCCATATTTTATTCCTTTATGCTACGTTACCTAAATGTTGTCCTTGAAAAACAAATTGAACTACATAATTCTCAGAATCTTCTACTGCATCCAATGTCGTACTTTCAAGTCTGTTGTTAAATAAATTTGATGAATCAGATAATGTCATACTTATATTATCGTGAATAAGTGCCTCAATCCTCGACACAAGTCGCAATACTGCATCAAGTTTCGTTCTGTTATGAGATTTATCACCGAAATATAAAAAGATATTAATCGTGTACTCACGAAGTTCAGCATTAACATTATATTCTATTAACTCACTACCTATGGGATCAAGCCTTAAAAATTGACTTCCCACTTTCTCATTTTCTTCGCCTACAAAAACAGGCAAAGTGTTTTTAAATTCAGTCCTAAATACACTCTGTAACTTATCGAGTATATTCTTAAAATTGTTTGTAAAAGTAATTGGCATTATGATCTCGTTAGCATAGCAGACTTGATTCCACGAGCATCATCAAGTTCTTCACCAACTCCCCAAACTTCTACTTCATAAACATCGTGTAATGTAGCAGATGCCGACATTAAATTATCCGTAGAACCACTTGTTCCTGTCGGTGTAGATGCTCCAAAACGGACTCTAAGACCTCCACCGATCATTTGATACTCACCAGTAATAATCTCGTTATCTACAGCTAAATTACCCTTGTTAATTCCAAGTTTATCATTACCATAAGTCCATACGCTGTAACGAGCTGTACCAATTACTCCTGCTGTTGTAATCTGAATACGAATCTTATCATAAATGCCACCTCGATAAGAACCTCTTAAATCAACAGGCTTTAATGTTCCACTTGCAGACAATTCTCTGATAATTCCCTTTGAGCTATCAGCAGACTTTTCAAAGTCTAATTTAATCTGACCAGCGATTAACTTTTCAAGAATCTCCTCGTATTCTTCTTTAATCTTTATAGCATCTTCGTTCTCAGGATCGTGAGCAGAGATAAGAAAGTAAGCACAAATCTGTGCAGTTGTTCTAACGACTAAATATGGAAACTCTCCTTCATCATTTTTAGACATCTGTGCTGGTAAAACTGCATCCACATAAGAATCGAAAAATCTTGATGCTTTGTATAACAAATCTGTTTTATGAGTTTCCCAATCTTCGCCTGACTCTATTAACATATCAGCAGGACTGCCTGTGTTTATAAATACCTCAACTGAATCGTTGCTTGGGGAATATCTAAACTCATAATTAGCATTAGGATCATCTATAACTGCTGTACCTTCTATACCATCAAAGAAAAGAACATTTATTAATCCTGTGTTGTAAGATTTATAAAAATGAGTTGTATCTGTGGTTTCCCACCCATATACAGGCTTTTTTGTATCATACTTATCAATGTTAGGATAAATATCTCTGAGATCGCTCTCAGTTGCGTATGTAGGTTTGGCTCTTGGCATTATTTTAGTCCTATAATTTCAATCGTTGTATCTACTTTGGAATTGCATGACCGACCATTTATAGCAACAATAGAATTACCATCACTTGTTGAGAATCTATTACCACCATTTTGAGATGAACCATAATTCGCAGAAAAAACAAAATTAGCATTAACAGGTGCATTAGTTAAAGTTATTGCCCCTGTTTCATAATTAATTGATCCATCACAAGCACCTCTAATCACACCATGACCATCATCATAAGCACATTGTCCGATATTCTTTACTTCGATACCTGATTGTTTGTCTATTATTGTGTCTGCTGGTAATGCAGAAGCTACTGGTGCTTCAATATCTCCAATAGCTGGTATGCGACCAACACCAAAAGGTGTAGTACCTGATGATGGTGCTGCGAGTAAAATAGCTGATCCTGATAGATGACTTCCTGACGTAAATCTAATATCTCCATTAACGATAGAAACATTAACTTTCTTTTCAAATAGATTTGATCCAGCAGTTCTAAATTGCTCGTCAAGTGCAGTTTGTATCTTATTAATAACTGAATTTGCACTTCCACCAAAGGTTACATCCGAGCTATCAGTCGTAAATGTGAGATTTTCAAAGGTCGAACCTCCATCTACTGTAATATTAAATTTATACTCTTGACTTACAGCTAAACCTGAAGAAGTATTACTTGAAATATTTGATAGTCCTAATTCTTGGTAGCCCGAACTGTAAAACTTGATCGCAATATTATTAACACCATTAGATTCTCTGTTACCTGAACCATCTGTATTTCGACCATAACCAAAGAAATTCATCGCCATAAAATTACCACTTGCATCTGTTTGAGCAGTTGAATATTTATCAAAATCGACATGAGCATTAAAAAATGGGAATCGAATAGCAGTATCATCAGAGTGAGATGTCGCAGTTGAACCATGAGTACCACGAATAACTGTTAAAGTATTTGATGAGATTGAAGTAACTTTCATTATTTCATCTTCTATTCTAATCAAATCACCAATATAAAAATATGCACCCTCATCAACATCTATCTCTGTTTCTGAACTATCAATAGCTTCATTTACTAACTGTGGATCAGATGCACCAGCGTTATTCACGCCACCATACATACTACCATGAGGTGAAACATTATCTAGCGTATAAGCATTAATAGAACTGTGAGTTGTAGAACTATACATCTGTCTGATATTTGGAAAATATAAAAAATCATTTGATGCTAAAATATATTTTTGAAAAGCCTGAGCAGCTGTTGTGTCAGGAGTACCGTTTGTGTGTGTTAAAGTTGCAACCATAATTTCTGCTGGTACTAACCCTGTATTTTTTATAATTAATCCTTGTGAATTATTGACAGATGCAACACCAATATTTTTAGCCCCTGTTAATAATAGAGTTCCTGTATCTGAATTATCTACAGATTGTCTAATGTTAAATACTTCATTATAATCACCAGTTTTAGACGCACTTAATGTATCTCCTCGACCTGTTGTGATGCTTAAATTTGTTGTAAAATTTGGCATATATATCTCCTATACACAATGATATTTAATAGTGGCTGATACTGTATAATCACTATTAGTACCAGTTTGTAAAAATGTAAATATTACAGCTTGATTAGCTGTAACTGATGAGCTTTGAATTGTCATGTCTTGAAAATAAGCCTGTTCATTACCATCATTTGATATATCAGCACCATCTGCTAATACAACACCGTTTGATAAGTTACCACCTGTAGAACCACTTGCAGTAACTATATCATAAGCCATTAAATGAAATCTTAAAGTATCACCACTTGAACTACTTGCACCTACCCATACACTTACTTTATCTATAACAATATTGTCTGGAACAAACCAAAACCTACCAACTATCTCATCTGCTGTTGCAGTATTTTCATAAGTTGATGCTGGGTTTGTGCTTGTACCTAAACTAATTCTATTGGATGATGCGTAATTTGAACGATAAGAGCCTCCAAACAAAATTGCAAAATGCTCATTTGCAGTAAGTTGAGCAGTTCCAATAGAACTATTTGCAAAATACGCATAATTAGTATTTACATGATTTCCTAGAGCCTTAACACTATCATTCGTAGAATCCACTTGAAAAAGTATATTTCCATCTTTATCGTAAATTACAGAGTTTGTAGTGCTATCGGCTGTAGGCTGTACTTTAAAATTGTTTGTCGAAAGAAATAATGATGAACCGTTACCGTTACCTGTCCTAATCTGATCTATATTTGAGTCAAATCCATTGTTAGAATTATTAATGTATAATAAATCTTTAAATGTACTTGCTATTGTTTTATTAATTAAACTCATCAAACTCCTTGTGTTCTATCAAAAACAAATACTACACTTGCATTAGTATCATTTGCATCATTAGACGGTTGAAAACTTACTGCTAGTATTTGACCTGCTGTAAAAGTATTATTGCTTGTAAAATCAAACTTGAAAGGAGTATCATCAGCAGTCATATCTACAGTTACAGTTGCACTTGCTGTACTATTTGGTACTTCTGTTCCTGTTGAAGATTTATGTAAACCTACAACCGTACTACCACAGGCTTCTTCACTCCTAACTACTACTTGATCTAAATATCCATCAAAAGGGGCTACAAAAGATACATACTCATTAAGATTTGATGTGGTACTCATTTCTATGATATAACCGTTAAGTGGTAAAAATATTTTTGTTCCTGCTGTAGAACTATAGTTAAATCCACATGGGATAATTTGTGTTATAGTTGTATCAACATACGCTTTAATGCTTTCACTACTGCTAACTTTTGTATTTGATACATTACTCATATCATCATTATCAATTAGCTCTGTAATAAAACCACCATCGTTAAATATAAGCCTATTAACATCTGAAATTGTATTATCAGCCATATTAATACTGCCTGTCATATTACCACCACTTAAATTTAGCTTTGTAGCTAAACCATCAAATACTGCGTTATTTTCTACAGGATTCGCAGAACCATCTGTTAGTGAAGAATCTACTGTTATTGTCGTTCCTGTAGATATACCTGTAGTAGTACCTGTAACTTCTAAATCTTTAACTCTTATCTTGCTATCTGATAATTCGATAGAAGTCGAAGTTCCATCAGAATCCTTCACAGGTTTTAAATGTTTGTCTATGGGTTGATCTACAATTAAATTCTTCATTACCAAGCCTTACATGACCAATATCTAGCAGTTGTTCTATCTTTTGCAGTTGCACACCTATGTCTTGCTCTAAAAGATTTTCTACGAGACGGACTAGACTTCTTAATTCTCATATTCGGATCACCAAAGGTTACACGAATTACTCTACCCTTTGAGTTCTTAACAAAAACTTGTGATTTCTTTTTACCGTAAGATGGCTGACCTTTTCTGATCCTCGTAGGTTTGTTTAGACGAACTGTCCTGCCTTTATATTTAGCCATCTATTTTCACTTCTTCTTTTTACCTTTTTTCATCTTCTTTTTCTTTTTGCCTTTATGGCTTCCATGATATGGCATACTATCTCCTTGCTACTTTTCTTCTGACTGATTTAGAATAACTAGCTCTCTGCTTACCTTTAGCAGATGCTTTTCTTTTCTTCCTATTTTCATAGGCTTTTTGAGATTTTGTTAAACTCTGCCTGACTGACTTCGGAAGATAACGACCACGCTTTCTTCGAGGTTTCTTACTATCACCTTTAGATATATAACCCCAATCTTCCTTAGTCCATTTCTTTAAACTTCTTTGTGATCTTTTTAAAGCCATTAACGATAACCTCCCCCTGCTTTTTTATAAGCACGAGCTAACATCTGAGCTTTTCTTGCTGACCATTGTCCTGCTCTACCACCTTTTGAACCAGCTTTAATTCTGTAAAATAATCGCTTTCTTAAAGTAGGTTTAGTGTAGTTACCAGCTTCGTTTACTCTGCTTTTTCTACGCTTTCTACGCTTTTTCATCAACTATTTCAGGTAATTTATTTAATAGTTCAAGGATTGACTCGCATAGCAAGATTTCATCAGATTCTTTCAAATAGGGAATATCAAATTTCGATGCCATAATTTTTGCATACTTTGCCTTATCTTTTTCTATTTTATTAACAAGTGCTGAAATTCCAATTTTTGTTATCATTTTTAAAAATTTACTCATTCTAAAATCCTACTTCTTCTAGTTGTTTATTAAAAATATCATAGAAGGATTCATTACCTTCGTTCTTCATTTTTTGTACCGTATTCTTATATTGCATAATCATCGTTTGTGTTGTTACACACACTCCAATAATTTGTGCTTTGTATCCCTGTATTCTTGCAATAATCTGCTCAAAATCTATATCCGTATCTGCTAAATCATTAATTATATTAAGAGTTTCAACAGTAGATGGATCGAGTAAAAGGCTATCAATATAGAAAAGCATAGAGATAATAGCTGAACCGTTAATTGCGAATCCTCCTGCGTTAATCCTTTTCGCCTGAGATAGTTTTGCACCCAATCGTTGCATCTTTGCAATTTCTTCTTCACTAATACCTTTCTCTTGTTTAACTTCTTCAACAGGTTTTTCTTCGTCTGCTTTAGGCTTTCTAGCAAAACTAATGCCACCATCTTTATCAAGTCCTCCCAGTTTAGCCACATTTATTTATGACCATTTCCATTTTTCTTGATGAAGCTAATAAGAGTATCATTTGATGATTCAATCGCATTAATATCCTGCTGTATATCTTTCTGATTTTTAATAAGTTGCGATACAATATCGTAAACTTTGTTATTAGACTCAATAACTTGAGTCTGTATTTCACCGATCTCCCTCAAAGTTTCTGAAAATTGACGATTGAGATTATCATTATAAACGGTAGCAAACCAACGAGCAACAATGCCAATGCCAATAAGGAAAGTAACAACAAGAAAAGTTGGCAAACCTTCTTCAGATATGAGGTACATAAAGTCATTCATGCTTAAAAATTTCGTTGTACGCTTTGGCAAAAATATAAATAACACCACCGATCATAGTAATTATTCTCAACCAAAATGGCAACCACTCTAAAAAGCTCATACTTACCGTAGCAGTAGGTATTGTTAAATCTTTAATAGGAATATTTTTCAGCGTATCTAGCATATTATTTCCTTAATTCAAAATGTGGAAAATCATCGAATCTATTATCTTGAACCTCAAAGTCCATATCCCAATCACCTCCCCATCTTAGCTTTATACCCATACCTTGTGCGATTCCTAAAACGAATCCTGCAAAAAGAGTTTGACGTTCTCTATCATCCCAATCAACAGGATAAGGGGTAATATCCACAGCATTACTTGGACTAGCATTATGACGACCGTTGGGGAACTTAACTTTTGATTTACCTTCTTCATAAAATTTATTTTGTCTTTCTTCACCTCTATGACCTTCAAGAACTGAACAATCAACGAATTTAATAACTTCATTAAACACCTTTTGTAAATCAGGATGACAAGTAGCCAACCTCTCTTTTGATTTTTTGCCAAACTTAAACATCGCTATCTTTTATCATTTTCTCTAAAACTTCAATAGCACCTAAACATCTTTGAGCAAGATTACTATATTGTTGTTGTTTATTTATAGCATCATTGTATTGTTGCTTAATTGATTCTATCTCTTCTTCTATACTTAATTTTTTAGAGTCTTTTTTTTCCACTTTATCCAAGTGTTTCTCCTATACCTTTATCTTCTAGTTGTTCATAAGTTTTTACTGCTGGTTTAGCTTTTTTTTCTACATTAGCCTGTAAATATGCAGATACTGCTGCTTTAATAGTATCTTTACTAGCATTTGCTCTAATTGAGCTATCTTCCCAATCATAATAATTATCATCTGCATCAGTTATACCTATAATCATAGAGTTATAAACTCCATCTGACATTTGTTTTTCTAATCTAACTATTGTAGATGCTTTTGCTTCATCTTCTGTAAATAGTGCCATTTTTTTTCCTTTTATTTATTATTCACTTTTAAATAATTCTACCCAATTACTACCATCATAAATACAGCAAAAATAATCTGTACTAGCATTCATAACGAAATCACCACCTTTAACTATAATATTGCCTGTACCATTTTTTATAGTAATTGTATTAGAACTACTTACACTTCTTAAAATTAAAATTTGTCCAGCTACTGCACCACTATTTATAGTATCTAAATCATCGCTACCTGAACCACCTTGAGGTGTAAGATTGTGAAAACTATTAGTAACTGCAAATGCACCACCAGATATAGTTGTTGCTGCACTTTGAAAAGCTGTTGTTCCATTAATTTGCAAGTTAGTTGAAGGTGTAGCAGTATTAATACCTATTTGACCATCTTGAGTTAAAGTCATTATATCAGCACTATGAGTATTATCTTGAAATAATAAATTTGCTTTAGAGCCATTAACTTTGCTTATTATTCTAAAGTCTGCTCCATTACTAGCTGAATTTTTAAGTGATAGAATAGACTGACCAGTATTAGTAATTTGAAATAGACTGTTATCAACCCCACTAAAAACATTAACCCTATTATCAAGATTTCCTGATGAATCTCTTGTTCTGATATTTAATGTATTATTACTACAATTAAAACCAAATTTTGATTGAAGAATACCTGCTTCAGAAAACTCTATAACCTGAAAACCATCTGTATCATTGTTAATTCTAAAATCACCTTGTTCAAGATGTAGTTTAGCTGATGGTGCATTACCTATACCTACTTCACCTGATGTATTTATAACAAATCTAGTATTATCACTTGATGCTGTTTCATCTCTTATTTCAAATCTATCATTTGAACCACCATTACATCTTAATTGCCAAGTTCTATCAGTATTAGTTAAAGATAATATTGGTACTTTAGTGCCATCACTACTTCTTATTTGTACTTGAGTATGGTCTGCACTATTAACCTGTAATGCCGTAATTGGAGCAGATGTTCCAATTCCAACTTTACCTGACTTTACTACAAGAGTGTCTGTAACATGACCTGTGCCACCACCATCTAGTTTAAAAGGAGTTGCATTTGCATTTGCATCATAAAAATCTAATCTATTAGAATCACCCTTTCCTACTACTGAAAAATCAGATGTGTCTGTATCTACTCTAAATATAGCATTACCTGTTGTAGTTTTGACCAAAGCTCTTGTAGCTGAGGTACTTCCTCTTATTTCAAATGATTCAGTTGGACTTTCTACTCCGATACCAACTCTATTATTAGTTTCATCAATTACAAGTGTATTAGAATCAAAATTTATTTTATCACCTGATGTATCTGCTATTTTACCTACAGAATTTATATTACCATTTAACATATTAAACCTCTACTACTTTCATAGTACCTGCTGAACTACCTAATGCTAAAAAGTTTAAAACAACAGTATCACCTAATCCTTTCGGAACTACTAAAGATGTTAATAAATCAGCTTGTATATGTAAATCATCATTAGGTACAATATCTGCTTCTGCTGTTGTAAATGAAAATTGCGTATCTACTGAAGGTTGTAGCAATACTATTGATGTATCGCCATCTAATGGTATATGACCTGTTGTTCCACCTGCTGCATTAACTGTCTGTCTTGCTTTTACTGTAAATTCACCAGCATAACCCTGAGTTGCGTTAAGGGACTCCTGTGATGTAAATTTATTTAGTTTTGACATTAATTACTCCTTATAAATAAAGGGGCAGAGAACTGCCCCCTTATGTTTTAATTAATAAGCAGGGGATTTAATCTCCCCTCTTATTAAGGATTTGAAAATAAGACTAAGATATTTTATCTATTAAAGCAAAAACTCTCTTATTTCCTGCTGTGGCACTTCCAGTAACTAAGCATCCATAAACACTATCTGCTACAAATCTTGTAGATAGTGAAGCTAAATGATAATCACTTTGTACTCTTGCTTTCATGCCCCTTGAATATGCTATATGTAAAGCATCTTTGTGGATTAAAAATCCTAATAACTTCTCATGCTCATCATTAATACCATTAGCACTAAAATTACCTACTGGGGTAGATGTTGAAGCTAATGTAGATGAACCAGCACCGTAATCTACAAAGTTGTTTGAAACAATTACATCTATTCCAGCTAGTTTACCTACAAAACCACTAACTAAAGGAACTTCTGTTCCGAAAGAAGTACCAATACCGTCAAATTTCACAAAGTTATCTAGTAAAAATAAACTTGCATATACATCAGGAGTAAGAACCATAACATAATCTTGTATCCCTGAATCATTTGAATATATTGAACTTAACATATTTGAAACACCAAGTTGTGTAATAGTTCTCGAACCTACATCAGCGTTTATAACAATAGCATTACCAGCTTGTGAACCATCGTTCCCATCTGCGTTAGCATAATTAAATGCTACAGATTCAAATAATTTTTGAGCTATATACTGATCTGTTTTTTTAGCAAGTGCGTAACCTAGTTTTTGAGTGTAAATATTCATCACATCATAACTTGATTGCATCTGAGCTACATCTGTTATTGCAACAGCACTATGAATTGCTTGATTAATATCAAGGGTGTATTCTCCGTCTGCTGCACTTGTCGCAGAAAATGCTAAATTTGTACCAATTAGAGTTTCTACAGCAGGAGTTGCCCCACCGTAAGTATCACTTGCAGTTAATTCAGTATGCTTTGGTAAATGAATCTTATCACCACCGTTAGCAACCATAGCAGATAAATCATTTGCTAATGCTCCAAATACTAGATTTTTTTCCATATAATCCATAATTGAAGCACCCCAAACTTCAGGAATAAAGTTTTGAACCGAAGATTCTCCATCTGTATCTCCCAATCCACCAGCTAGGGTAATATTATTTGTTGCACTTAAAGCCATTTTTAATTTTCCTTATGTTTATTGCAAAGACTTTTCCTGATAATAAGCTCTACGCTCACTATCTGTCATATCCTTCCATGCTTTTTGAGGTAAACTATTTCTTGTTCTACCAGCAATATGTTCAGGATTCTTTGCGACATTACTATTAAATTTATTTACGAATAATCTTATTGTACCAATATCCTTATCAGCCAATAACTCTTTATCTTCATCTGAAAGTTGTTGCAAAAGATCATTTTTAGTCTGTGTTTGTATCTCATTGAACTTCTGTTCAAAAGGTGAAAGATATTCTACTTTCTTACTCAACTCGTCTGCAAGTTCTTTATATTTACCCTGCTCTTTCATTTGTTCTTCTTTAAAAGAATTTAACTGCGACAGAGCATCTTGCTTCAAACTTCTTTGTTTTTTTGCATTTTCAACTTCATTCATGTAAAGAGATTTATAGTCTATATTATCATCAGATTTTATAGATTGAGCTGACTGCTCGTTCTGAACACCTGCTGGTGTCTTAGTTTCTTCGGACATCTGTCCTCCTATATATTGTGTTTGAGAATGTGCGTATATACAATATCTTGTAGATTACACACATTATATATTAAATTAAAGTAGTGGACTTGCACAAGATTATTCGTGGATAAACAAAAAGAGTTTAAAAAGAAGTTATTTGAACAGATTAACTATGTACCTCATAGTGGTCAGATCAAATTACATTTTCCTGAAAAACAGCATCGCTTTACGGTTGCAGTTTGTGGTAGAAGATTTGGTAAATCGTTATCTTCTGCGATGGAAGCAATCTACACGATCACGCAACCCAATAAAAGAATATGGGTTGTCGCACCGACTTATGAGCTTTCTAATAAAGTATTTAGAGAGGTTTATAAGAAGTTAGTGATTGAGATGGGATGGAAACCTAAAAGGTTTAGTGAAAGGGATCAATTTTTAGAATTTGATTGGGGTAGCTCGATACAAGGTAAATCGGCTAATAACCCCTCTACGTTGCTCGGAGAGAGTAATTCATTGGTAATCTTGGATGAAGCAGCATACATAGATAAACGAGTTTGGGAACAATATTTACGACCTACTTTATCAGACCAAAAGGACAGTCGTGCTATTTTTATTACAACACCATCAGGATTTAATTGGGTACACGAATTATATCAAAGAGATGATCCTGAGTGGTTTTCCTTCAACTCACCATCTTGGGATAATCATCATGCGTTTCCTGATGGTTATCAAGATAAAGATTTGCAAGAGATACGCAGAAATTTATCGCCACAGATTTTTCAACAGGAGTATGGTGCTTCATTCACTTCAATGGGAGGTATAGTTTACGAATCGTTCCGTAGAGATACTCATGTAGGAGATTTCCCACATGATCCAAGAAAGCCAACTTTTTGTAGTATGGATTTTGGTTACAGACAACCAGCAGTTTTATGGTTTCAAACTTGGATAGATACAGACGGTTTAGAACATATCAACGTGATTGATGAAATAGTACATGAGCGTAATATTAAGACCGAAACATTAGCAAGGAGAATATTACAAAAACCGTATCATGTTGCTCGTTATTACGCTGATCCTGCTGGAGGACAAGTTCAAAGTCAAACAGGAATGGGTGATATAGCTCAAATGAGAAACTTCGGTATATATTGCCGATTCCCACGAGATAAAGTATCTCGTTCTATTGCCACAGGAATAGACCATGTTAGATCGTTTTTTGAAAATGCCGATGGAATACATAGAATCCATATAGATAAGAAATGTAAGGGGTTGATAGAGGATTTAGAAGCCTATCGGTACGAATTAGATAAAGACAATAGACCTTTGAAAGAAAATCCATTGAAAGATGGTCGTTCAGATCACTCAATGGACTCTTTGAGAATGTTTTTTGTAACGCATTATCCAATTAAAAATATGCAAATGAAAGTGGTAAGTAGATGATATACTCAATGGCAAAGGAATTGATTAACGAATCAATCCAAGATCAAAAGTTAGATATACATAGAAGAAGGCAAAAGCACATCAATAAGATGCTTGACTACTATGAAGGTGAAAACATGGAAGGTTACATAGCTAACCGTTTCAAGATTGATGCTTTCAGAGAAGTTCCACCTTTATTTATTAACTTTACACATCGTTTTATAAATAAGATGGCACGAATATATCGTACAGGTGCAGTTCGTAATGTAAACGATCAATATACTGCATTGACACGATTTAAAAATGTAAAGTTAAAACATATTGAGCGTATTGCTAAACTGTTAGGTACAGTAGCTTGTAGAATTACTTTTAATCCAGTAAAGCAACAATTAGATTATCATCCTATTTACTTTTATCATCCGTTTATGTCTGATGACGATCCATTAAACCCAATAGCAATCGCTTATCCAATAGATAATTTAGTTGATGACATCTCATACGAACAAGAGCAGACATATATGTATCTTGATGATACCTTGATGATTAAATACGACAGTAGTGGTAAGATACTAGATGAAGTCGAACATAATTATGGTATCATTCCAGTATCATTTATTCACAGAGAACCACAAATTGATTCACACTTTGTTGCAGGGGCATCCGATATAGTACAAGCAAATGAAGCAGTAAACATTTTGTTTACAGAACTTTGTATCGGTGGTCGATTTCAGGCATTTGGTCAGCCAGTAGTTACAGGAGTTTATGCAGATTCTAATGTAGTAAGAGCTGGTACAGATGAAACTTTAATATTACCTGAAGGTGCTAACTTTGATATTGTTTCTCCAAAAGGCGATATGAGAGGTTTGATAGAAATAATAAAGACAATAATGGAAACAAGTGCTGCAAATAATCATCTACATATTGACTTTAATCGTTCGGGTGGAGAAGTACCAAGTGGTATAGCTCTTGTTATACGAGATTTGGAGCGTAAAGAGGATTATGAAGATTACGTTGATCTGTGGGAAATGTATGAACACGAAATCTACCAAGTAGAGAAAGCAATATTAAGTGCGAATAATATTACACTTCCTGATGATCTAGGATTAGATTTTAGTGAACCTGAGTATCCAAAGTCGGCACAAGATGAAATTATGTTTAATCAGTTTATGTTAGATAACAATCTTATTAGTCATACAAAATTATTACAACATTACAACAACGATTTAACAGACGAACAAGCAAAGCAAATCATTGACGAGAATGTTATTGCAAATAACGAAATGAAAAGGAGAATGAGTGAGCAAGGGCAATCGGTTATTCAAAGACTTCGTAACAGAACAGAAACAACTTAATGAGTTTGAAATCAGAGATTTGGACTCGACCATTGACGAAATACTCGAAAATCCTGAAAGATTCGGACAAGACTTTGTCGAAAACAATCTTAGCCGTAGTTTCGAAAGAATACTTAAAGCAAAAAAACTTGGTATGGACTTTGCCAAAAGGAATCTACAAATCAAATGAGGATTGAGTTTGACATAACATACGATGCTGGTAAGCTACAAAAAGCGATGCCTAAGATGATTCGTGAATATATGAATGGAGCATTGAGTTCTTTATTTAAAGGCTCTAAAGATGCTTTAAAAAGTGGAAAGTTTATAGAAATCAGCGACTTTACTAAGTTTGTAAGAGAAGAAGGTTTATCAGGTCATTTTGGACAAAGAAAATCATCGAAAAAACCATTAAGACATTCAGGACAATTATTCCGTTCATTAAAGATGAGTAAAAGAAATAAAGAGTTGGAGTTCAATAAGTATGGAATGTTTCATCTAGGAATGAAAGAGGGTGAAACTATTGATTTAGACCTTGATGAATTTGTTAAAAGGACTGGAAAGGGAAGTGGAGAAGCGTATAAAATAAAACCAAATAAATGGACTTCGTTTATAAAAAAACAATATGGAATAGATGTAGCTAACAAATCTGTACCTGTTAGAGATTGGTTAAGGTTTGATAAAACCATAAATACAATCAAGAAAACATTTTTTGACACATTAGATAAGAGTTTTA